TTTCCTAAGATTTCCTTGTTGTCAACTAAATTCGTACTATTGATAATTTCCGTGAGAACTGCATCGAGCTTCACTGTATATTTGTCCAGATTTACTCTTTCGATTGCCGGTGTCATTACTTCTTTTACTTTTTCATCGATAATCTTTTTTGCTTCACCGCTCCATCTAAACTGTTCTTCGATACTACTTTTCAATGCTTTAGTCACGGCATCAGACACAAGATCTTCAACTGTTCCGTCATTCAATTTATCTGCTACTGCTTTTGCTATTCTTTCTTCAAATGTACTCATAATTCCCTCTCTTTCAGACAACCGACTACCGTGTGATAATCGGCTGTCTGATGATTTATTTCTTACTTTCCTAAAAAGCTTTATGGTTTTTCTTCTCTCTCCCAATACTCCACGATATATTCTTTCTTGCCCTTTGTATTACCTGGAATCACACGATATCCAATCTTAACGGAATACCCTGCCTTAATTGACAGCCTGGCAATTGTAAGCCGTTCTTCTTCATTTAGACCGGCTGTACCGCCTCTGATACTACGAATTACCGCCATCGCCACTCTCCTCTCTATACTAAAAATCAAATACCACTTCCGGTGCCGGTATAAAATCAACACCACATTCTTCTTGCCTATCCAGTTCTATCCTCCGAACTGCCTTATTGATTGCCCTGGCATTGTCCTTACAGTACACATACCCGTCCGGCGCATATAAACTCTTCACCTTTTCACTGATCCTGTCTAGAATCGTCTGGTATGACATGTGATTCTTCCTGCCTGCTTCTCTGACTGATCTGTAGAAATCAACAATCTCTCCATCCGGACTGATTTTCACGACCGCTGTCTCGCACCCGTTACTCCTTCCAGTCAATCTGCCAAGCTCGCTCCTGGTAGTGATACCAATATTGTTTAGTGCATCGTCTGTGATGATACCATTCTTGTGATATGCTACCTTTCCCGGTGGCAACGCCCCGATGAATGTGATCTGCATCAGCTTCATGACTACTTGTTCCTTGCCATTCAGTTTTACAATCCTGCGCCCATTGGAACTCTTGATGTATGGATGTAAGTCCTTGTATCCACGTTTCAACGTTCTGCGGATATTGCCGAAATAGTTAATCTGATACTTTCCGCCATATCCTGGAATGTCATACCATTCAGTGAGGCTAATCTGCTTAATTCTCATGAGCTGCACCTCCCAGCATTGCAAGTTCCAGCGCGTCCATGTTGTAATCACGGCCAGTAAAATTATTAAATTTTGTTCCTTGCGCGGGTTTCGCGGTCAATTCCAGCTGATTCCCTCTCGCCCAGTTTCTCACTGCGGCACGCCAGTCTTTCATTTTGTTTTTTCCGACCATCCAGTCCTTAGACTGGTAAAAGTCAACAAATCGCTCACAATCAATGCGATATTCCTTTTCCCTGCAGTAATTTTCAACTTCTGTTACTGTGGGTGGTTTAAAGCGGGACGCTTTTTCTTTAGACACGTTAGTGTCTTTCTTTTTAATATCATTATCATTTACATTTACATATACATTAGGTTGTGGGTTGGTTACATCTTGGTTATTGTTTGGTTTTTTCTTGGTTACATCTTGGTTATTGCTTGGTTCCCGTTTGGTTATTGGTCTACCACCTTTTTTCCCGTTCTCGTAACGCTTATTATTCGCATCAATCTGAGGTCTCACCAAGCAAAATACTGTATACTCAATCCCTCCTGCAGTAGGTTCAGTACCGTCTAATGCGTAACCTATGATGGCTTGCATAACCTTCTTATACTCTTCGGGCGGAAGTCCTGCGATAGCATCTGCAAATGATCGGTAAAATACAAAGCTGTCTCTCATTACTTTTCACCTCTTCTAATTATCATGCAATGCCTTTCCATACATTTTCATCCAATCATCTAGCGGCATTGTAACAAGCCACTCTTTTCTATTTCTTCGATGCATAACAACTGGATTTTCGCCATCTCTAGCATCATTCTTCGATTGCTCGATAGCATCATAGATATTAAGCCTTTCCACCCTCTTACATTCGATGTGGACTCCTGGAAGTCCTACTACATCAGCATCTCCGTTTGATCCGCAATATTGTTGCCCCCTCCGGCTGTCATACCCATACTCTCTTAATATTGTGGCAAGCTCGCGCTCACCATTCTTTCCCTTATTGTTAGAATTCATTTTGATACCTCTGAGCATCTGCTCCAACTATCGTAAGTCTGCTTCATGCATAATCGTTTGAGCTGTATCGCTCTCGCCCTATGTAAGTCTTTGGCTATATATTCGTGAAACGCTGCTTCATCTACCGGATCACTCGGTATCGGTCGAAATACACCTTCCCCGACATTGATAATGCAATCACCGTTACAATTCGCTTTTTCTACCATATTACGAAAAATTCTATCGACACTCGGATCCGCTGGACGCTGTATTGCATTTCTGTGTCCGTCACATATCCGATGAAAATAATCTTCTGCTTTTTCTCTCGACGTCATATTTTCTCCTTTCTGCCGGAGTGCGGCATCTCCGGCATCGTGACACAATATTTGCAAAACCGAACATTTTATCTTCAGTTACGTTTGCCGCATGAATCTATGTGAACGAGTTACAATCTGTTCTTTCCAAAAATTCGAATGAACTCTTCTCTGGTCCCGTAATGCTCCTCAAAATATTGCTGAGCCATCTGCTTAAGCTTAAGATCCAATCCTTGATTGGGATTCCCGTGAACACTGTCTGCTTCGTTCTCGTGCAAATAGCATGCTATGGGAATTACGAAACCATATTCTTCGGATTTCGACCTGTATGGTCCATAGAAAATGTGGTGTCTATGGCAATATGGCGTTCCGGTAAAGTAACAATGCTCCATGTCATTTGTGAACACACTCCATAATCGTTTAGACATCTACACCATACCTCTCTTTCAAGAGTCTCTTTTCTTCCGGTGTTGCTATTTCTCTGTCCGGAATGCCTGCTTCCTTACACATGGTAATCATTCCGCCTATCAGCCTTGCCATTTCCTCTGTGTTGTACGTATGGCTGCCACGAAGTAATCTGTACGTTCGATACATCACATTGTCATTGCCCTCCCGCACTTGCGATGTCGGCTGTAAATGATAATTCACGGCATATCTAACTTGATTTTCTGCATCTTCTGTATCCGGAATCGTTGTAAACACTGACTTCCCATCAATGATCCAAGGTTGTCCATATCTGATTAACGCTATGTTATGCACCTCCGGATTTGCCATATCAAGGACCTTTCCCAACTTCGATACGAGCACCCAGTAATATGCATTCGCATCCAAGCTTCTCTTCTTTCGATATTTCTTTATCTGAATGGTCAATTTTTCGCAACCCTTTAAATCTTGGAATGCTTCTCTTGCGTCTTCATTCAGTTCAAAGGACGCTGTCTGTTTGCCAGTAGCATAATTCATGGACAACCCTTGAAATATTCCTGTGAAATCCATTACTGTTCACCCATTTTATTCATGAGAATCATAAAATGCTTTACTGTAAGTTCTCTTAAATCCTTCACTTTAAAAAAGTTGCATACATTTTCAACAGTCTGATTGTGATTTGGAATGCATTTCATTAATGTGTTATACTGTGCGTCCGAAATCAAACTCATTCCCTCTTGCTGTTTAATAGCATTTAAAACCTCATCTGCGCTGGCAACACTTGTATCAATTCCAATTCCGCACATTCCAAGAAACATAGCCATTGGTAGTCCGATTACCATCATTCCTACCACTATCCAGTCTCTAACTCTCATGGGCTTGTCCTCCTTTCAATCTTCTATCTACCTCTTCCGGTGGTATTTTCAGCCACTCTGCCAAGGCTCGCTTGTTGATTTCATAAGAATTCTGTGTGTTACCAGCTTCCTTGGCTGTAACTACAGTCCCAAACGTCCAGATACCTCTCTTAATTCGCTCCCGAACCATTTGCGGGGCACATCCTATGATTCGCGCTGTCTGATTGGCGCTTAGTATGTCTTTCATTTCCTACTCACCTCCCTGTTTCTTTGTTATTAGAATATTGTTCATACTTATTTTTGTGACTTCGTTTCACTCGAACCTTTTTCTTTCTTAAAGCTTTCCCCTTTGTCTTTCCGGTAAATGATTGAAGTTATATCCCGGCATTGCCTTTTCCTTCCTAATCTCCTATACTTCTTTTACAAGGTATTACCGTACCTGAGTAATAAAAGAAAGGAGACTACTTATGACTAATATTTACGCTTGTCTGTGTGGTAAATGGGTTAATCTTTGCGATGATGAAAAATGTGTAATGGGGAATCATATGACTTCACCTCGCGTTTGGTGGGAAGAAAATGCATCTATCTACGCACCTACCACTCGAGCCCCAAAACTCGTCGATAGTTACTATGCTCTTGACTATCTTCATATTTTTTACAAGGGCAAAGATTATCGAATTAACCCAATTTTTATCCAAATTGTGAACGAATAGCTTTTTCCACACGTTCCACATCGGTGAGTTCGAGTTTCCTCTTGAATTCACCGGTTAACCGATTAAATTCTGCATCCATACCTTCCCGTAACTTAATCCATTCAAAATAGGAAATTCCCTTTAATGCTTCGATGTATTTCTCCACTTTACTCACCCACTTCCTGCACATACAGTTCATCTCTTGTGATAAGAAGCGACCACTTTCCATTATTAAATTCCAAATCAATACGGCTTACCATAGACACTTTCTCGCCATTCAATAAATAGATTCCTTTTTCTGTATCAATATGAATTGATTTAAATGGTTTTCTTTCTACTGTTTCAGCCACTTTACTTACCTCACTTCCTGTCCTTCCAAAAAATACTCAATACTCACCCCAAAGTAATCCGCAAGCTTCTGTAGCTTATCAACTTTGGGATTACTTCGTCCCCTTTTCCAATCTGACAAAACAGACTGGGAAATTCCAGTTTCTTTTGATACTGCGTAAGCTGTTTTGTTATTTTTTACTAATAACTCAGCAAATTTTTCGTACAAAATCACACCTCCTTATCCTCTTAACACTATTGCAGATACTACGGAAATGTGATATACTTCGGTTGTAAGCAAGAGCAATCATATTTCCGTAGCATACACTTCAACCGTTGCATCGGTTTTCTTGTGTATGCTCATACTATACTACGGTTATCCGTTTTAGTCAATGTATTTTTAACGGTTTTCTTTAGTATTGCTTATCTTTGTGAAAGGTGAACATATTATGTATGAGAATTTTAGTAAATTACTACAGAAACACAGTGTAACTCCGTATAAAGTAAGTAAGGAAACCGGCGTATCTCAATCAACCTTAAGTGATTGGAAACGTGGCATCAGCACTCCCAAACCAGATAAATTACAAAAAATAGCTGATTATTTCGATGTTCCACTTACCTATTTTCTAACTGAAACCACGGAAGTACCCGCAAAAGGAAAAACTCCAAAACTAACTTCAAAAAATGAAAGAGACATTGAAAAAGCATTAAAAGAAACTCTTGAGCAGTTGAATTCGCAAGACGGACTTATGTTTGATGGCGAGGCTCTTGATGACAACACAAAAGAGCTATTAAAAATCAGTCTTGAAAATACTATTCGTACTGCAAAGATTGCTGCAAAGAAAAAATTCACACCAAAAAGTCTTCAGAACGGAGATGATTAATTCATATGAACGTACATAACATAGTCGAGCAAGTTATTAAAAAATATAAAACTCGCTCTCCTTATGAGTTGGCAGATCTCATGGGAATATCTATACATAGATGTGAATTGGGTACTATTAGAGGATATTACTCGAAAAAATTCCGTATCAAACAGATTGTACTTAATTGTAATCTTACAGAAAATGATGAGCGTTTTGTTCTCGCCCATGAATTAGGTCATGCTATTATGCACGAAAATTTAAATACACCTTTTTTAACAGAAAATACCTTGTTTTCTAAAAATAAATTTGAAAGAGAAGCCAATACTTTTGCTATAGAACTTCTTGTTCCAGATGCAGAAATCATTGAACACACAGAACTGACAATCGGGCAATTGGCTCGAATGACTGGATATGCAGAAGAACT